GAGAACCCCCCTGCCTTTCCAGTCCTTATCTCCCCGAAAACCACCGGTACGGTCCCTAGCGGTCCGTGTGTGGGCCAAAACGAACAGGATTAAAACTTATATGTCGGAAACTAAAACGCCTCGCTATGGGGCTACTGAGCCTCGGCTACATAGCCCGTACCTTGAGGGCCCTAATCGTGGCGAGGAGATATCGCAGCTAGCGGACTCGATCGGGCTACCGCTTTTACCGTGGCAAAAGTTTTGTATTTCAGATATGACGGCCGTAGACGAAAATAATATGTTTAGGCGACGTAGTAACTTGCTCCTTACGTCGAGACAACAAGGTAAGACTCACCTCGCGCGTATGATGATGCTCGGGCATATGTTCTTATTCGATAGCCCTAATGTGCTTATTATGAGCTCTAATCGCTCTATGGCCCTAGACACTTTTAGGCAAGTGGCCTACGCCATCGAGGGCTCGGCCGAGCTTAGCCGGCAGGTTAAACAGATCCGGTATGCCAATGGTACCGAGTCGATCGAGCTTAAAAACGGGCACCGGTTAGATGTAGTAGCGGCAACGAGAGACGGCAGTCGCGGACGTAGCGCCAGTTTCCTTTACATCGACGAACTCCGCGAGATCAGCGAGGAGGGGTACCGGGCAGCTACGCCGACGACTCGTGCAAAAGTTAATAGCCAATCACTCTACACGTCGAACGCAGGGGACGCTTTCAGTACCGTATTAAATGAGCTACGCGAGAGAGCTCTTTCCAACCCTCCCGAGACTTTTGGCTTTTACGAATATTCGGCCCCACCGTTTAGCAAGATAGACGACCGGACCGGCTGGGCTTATGCGAACCCGGCTTTAGGATACCTTTTTGACGAAGATGTATTAGCCGAAGCGGTGAGCACTCAACCAATCGAAACTACAAAAACCGAAATGCTTTGTATGTGGATTACCTCAACCGCCTCACCTTGGCCCCATCTATCAGTCGAGGAGGCAGGCGATAAGGATCTTAAACTTGTACCCGGGCCGCTTACTATCTTTGCTTTTGACGTGGCACCGTCAAGGCGCGACGGGTCGCTAGTTATGGGCCAAGTACTCCCCGATGGTCGCATAGGCGTAGCCGTACTTGAGATATTCCACTCGGACGTATCTATTGACGAGCTCTTTGTAGCTAATGCCATCGCCAAGTGGGCCAAGATTTACTACCCTCGGGCCGTCTGCTATGACAAGTACACTACGGCCTCGATCGCCAAGCGCCTCGAGGTAAACGGTATACAGATCCTCGACATATCCGGGCAAAAAGGTTATCAAGCGAGCGGAGACCTCTATGAGGCTCTCGCTAATAAAAGGCTCGTGCACTCGGGGCAAGATGAGCTCGTAACTCATATGGCTAACTGCGCAGCTAAAGAATCAGATGCGAGCTGGCGTATCATCCGGAGGAAATCAGCCGGACCGGTCGATATTGCAATCGGCCTTAGTATGTGTGTACACGTACTTACGCAACCGATGGCTGAGGCTAAGGTTTACGTTTAGACACGCGACACATAACCCTAATAATGCTTGACAATATGAGAAAATGGCGGCTATGGGACTACTTCAGACTCTAGGTTTTAAGTCAGCTGCAAAGCCGGCTATCGAGGCTCAATACGCGCCTGCGGTAATGGATACCACCTACGGGTATGGATCGTTTAATACTAATAGCGCTTTCGGATATAACGGTATTGGTATTGACCGTAACTTTGCTTTGCAAGTTGCCAGCGTTGCACGTTGCCGTAATTTGATCGCGGGAGTTATCTCCTCGATCGACCTTGCACTTTATAAAAAATCTACAGGCGAGAAGCTTGGCTCTCCAGTATGGCTCGAGCAACCGGATCAGCGCCAGCCTCGCAGCGTTACTATCAGTGCAACCGTAGATAGTCTTATATTTTATGCAGTCGCATATTGGCGCGTTACCTCTTTGTACGCAGATGACGGCAGACCTTCCGGCTTTGAGTGGGTCGCAAATAATCGCGTTACATACACCACTAACCAATACGGTACGGAGGTTAAAGATTATTTTGTAGATGGAAATCTTGTACCTATGGCCGGTATCGGATCATTGGTTACTTTTCAGTCACTAATTCCTGGAGTATTGCAGTCAGCAAGTACTACTATTAAAGCTGCGTGGGATGTACAAAAGGCCGCTGCGGTAAGTGCCGCGACACCGATGCCGACGGGCATACTCCGGAATAATGGGGCTGATCTACCCGAGGCTCAAGTACAAGGTCTACTAGCAGCTTTCAAGAGCGCTCGCCAAAATCGCAGTACCGCGTATTTAACTAGCACTCTCGAATATGTCCCTACTTCTTTCTCACCTAAAGATATGGGCTATACGGAATTTTCCCAATACCTCGCTACGGAAATCAGCCGCGCGATGAACGTCCCAAGCGCGTTAATTAGCGCGGATATGAATAACTCGATGACCTATCAAAATATTTTAGATGGTCGTAAAGAGTTCGTCGCTTATTCTTTGCAACCTTATATCTCAGCTATTGAGGACAGGCTCAGTATGAACGACATAACAAATAGTCAAAATCAGGTGCGTTTTGCGGTAGACGATACGTTTTTACGTGTCGATGCAAAAGATCGCCTAGACATTATCGAGAAAATGTTAAATCTAAATCTAATTGACGTAGACCAAGCTCGACAGATGGAACAACTCACACCGCTAGGAGATGCAAGTGCTACTAACGTTTAGTCAAGAGATTCACGCAGCCGACACGGAGCGCCGTATCGTCTCCGGACTTGTTGCACCATATGGCGAGGTCGGACATACAAGCGCAGGCCCGGTAGTTTTCGAGCGCGGCTCGATCTCTATTCCGGATGCAACCGCTATTAAGCTTTTGTCGCAGCATCAACAAGATAAGCCGGTAGGTCGCGCAATTTCGTTTAGCGACTCTACCGCAGGAGTTTATGGTTCCTTTCGTTTAAGTATGAGCAGCCGGGGACAGGATGCTCTACTCCTAGCGCAGGAAAATCTCGTTAGCGGCTTATCCGTAGGGGTAGATGTAACTGCCTCTAAGCCGATGGGAGATTACTTGCTCGTCACCGCGGCAGTCCTCAAAGAGGTATCACTTGTCGAGAGTGCAGCCTTTTCTAGTGCCTCGGTCGATGAAATTATGGCCGCACGTGCAGAGCTAGAAGCTGCAACAAGTACAAAAGAAAAAACTACGACTATTTCTACGACTATCGTAGAGATCGAAACTGAAACAGAAACAGAAATGGAGGAGGCCGTGACCACTGCCCCTGAAAATACACCGGATGAAACTCCGGTAGATGCACCGGCTGAGGCTGAAAAGGTCGAGGCTGCTCGTAAGATCATCCGTCCATCAGTACTTGACTCTCAGCGAGTCCGTACACCGATCGTATCTATGGCTACATACACAGAGCACAAGATCAAAGCTGCACTCGGTAGCGAAGATTCTCGCCTTTATGTAACCGCAGCGGATGATAGTTTTTCTACCAACCCTGCATTTAATCCCACCCAGTACCTCTCAGAATTTGTAACTAATACACGTTTTGGAACCCCTGCAATCGACGCTTGCTCTCAGGGAACTTTGCCTACGAGCGGTATGTCAATTTCGGTACCATCACTTGTTACCTCAGCTGGTGGAGGCTCAGGCGTAGCTCCAACGGTTACAGTAGAGGCCGAAGCTGGTGCCGTATCTAATACAGGTATGGTTACAGAGTATCTAACCGGTACAGTAAGTAAGTACTCAGGTATGAATACGCTCTCGGTCGAACTCCTCGAGCGCTCGGACCCAAATTTTTATGCAGAGCTCACAAATCAGCTCCAAAATGCGTACCTTACCTCTATCGACACCGCAGTACTTTCAGCTCTTGTAACTGCTGGTACTAACTCAACTGCTACTACAGCTGACAGCGATGGAATTATCTCTTACGCATCTGAAGCGGCTGCTCTTGTTTACAAGAACACAGGCTACTTTGCTCAGAACTACATCGGTAACGCCGCACAGTGGCAGCTACTAATGGGCGCAGTCGATTCGACAAAGCGACCAATTTACAACGCTATTCAGCCAATGAACGCAGCCGGTCAGGTAGGCCCTCAGTCTATCCGCGGTAACGTACTCGGCCTTGATCTCTACGTAGACAAGAACTTCGCAGCTACTACAGTCGATGATAACTCAGCGATTATTTTGGCTCCTGAAGCTTTCACCGTTTACCGTGGACCACAGGCTTATATGTCAGTAAACGTAGTTTCTAACCTACAAGTACAGGTAGCGATCTACGGCTTTATGGCAACTATCGCAAAGATGCCTAACGGTATTATTAAGTTTGCGAAGGCATAAGCTAAAAAACTAATAGTCGGTAGGGCTCTTAGCCCTTTGAGCCCTACCGGCCTCTTTTAAGATAGGAGTAAAGAGATGCCGGCTACATATGTAACCGAGGCTGAGCTACGCGCAAATCTCGGAATTGAAAATCTTTACTCAAGCGATATAGTCGAGACTTGCTGCCAAGCTGCTCAGGATATTCTTAATCAGTTTTTATGGTTCGACTCAGTGCCGGTAGTAGGAGTAACCCTCCAAGATAATATAGCTACGGTAATGGTCGCTAACCCTGCGATCTTTAGTACCGGGCAGTCCGTAACCTTGAGTGGGTGCGGCTCAACCTTTAACGGTACCTACACAATTACCGGCACTATCCCGTGGAGCGCCGGCACCGTTAATCAGATCCCGAGCCTAGTGTTTAATCCTTATACGTGGAATTGGCCTAACGGCTATAGCTTTATCCAATTCTCTAAGACTGCCGCTAACGTCAATTTTAAGCGAGTACTACCTTACGGATCAGCCGTAGGAGAAGATACTAAAACTAATTCATACGCT